ATGCAGCAATCCACAATTTTACCAGTAGACATGAAGGTTCTGATGAACCATATCTACGAATACAAGAAGGGAGTGCGCCGTATGGTGCTCTTCACGTTCAACAAGAAATACGAGGACTTTGCCATACGCCGACTGGAAAGCCAGAACATAAAATACGTCATACAGCCCGTTGGCAACGACCGTCTGAACCTGTATTTCGGCAGAGAGGAGTGCCTTAACGCCATACGCATGATTGTGACACGACCGCTCAACCTGCTCACGCCCGAAGAAGACTTCATGCTCGGTGCTATGCTCGGCTACGATATCTGCTCGCAGTGTGAGAGATACTGTGAGCGTAAGGGCAAGTGCAGCAGAAACGCCATTCAGACGATGGATAGCGCATGCTGCATGCAAAAGAACTGCGGCTAAGGCTGGTGGCTTCGGTCGTAACTTCGAATGTTGATGCCAGAAGACTATGGCTGAAAGATACAGCTTTAAGGCTGGTAGATAGGCTGATAGATATTGCGTCCTGCAGATTATCTGTCAGCCTTTATTGTGCTCATACCGTGCGACGTAAAGCTATTCTGACAGATATGTCAGTTTTTTCTGCGTACTTGTGTTTTTATAGGAGATTGCTGATAGAGCAAAAGCAGGTTAGATCCAAGGTTCCTTTGCGGAAAGAGACAGCAGAGAGGCAAATCCTATCCAAAAAACCACGGTGCTTATCAAAAAAATGACAAGGGCTAACGATGATTTACAATCGGTAATTATGAGAGCGGCAACAGATATAATCCAAATAATTAAGGAATAGGACATTACTGTAGTCCATCGCTGCCATTTCTTTTTTCTATCGGAAATTTCGTCGCCGTTTTTCATATCATAAGACTTTTATGTTTACAAAGACAAAGATACAAAATTATTTATTACAAAGTGGTTTAGGCATTGAAAATATGGCAAAAGAGCAACAAAAAAGCCGCTGACAGCAGTCAGCGGCTTTTTTGTAAGTATAAACATAAGGATTGATTACCCGAAGTTGTCGTACATTATTTTGTTGCCGTTGATATTCAATGAGTTGCGCTTGTCGGGGGACGGAATTGCACGCAAAAGGCGTTTCGGTCCTACACCTGTAGACCATTTTGTTGACGTCAACGAAATGGTGCTACAGGCTTGCGAGCCACTTCTTACCCGACTTGGTATTGAGCCAGATGATTATTGCAACCACTACAGCGAGGAACGCTGCAAATGTCACTATTGCGTAGATCATATCCTTACTCCTTCAGTATTTCTTAATAACTCAATGTATACATAATAGTACATTAAAAATACAATATTTTGTTGTAATTATATACAACATTTTGTTATAATTATATATTTGCACCTTTGCAGGTTTCGCCTTCTCGCTTTTCCTGAGGGCGCAGCCTACTTCTCCACCATCCGCTCGTACACCTTGATGAGGCGCTCTTTCTCTGCGAGCAGAGCTTCGAGCGACTTGATGCGCTCCTGAAGCACGGCATCGGTCTCGACGGAAGAATTTGTTGTGAAATGATGAGCTGTGCTATTGCCAGCTACTGCCACACCGCCATTATCAGCAGTTACGCCATTACTTTTATTTGAATGATAACAATCAAAAAAATTGAAATCTAACGCCTCACTAATAGCTACAAGTTTGTCCGTATCTATACTCGACCGCTCCAAAACACGATTAATGTTTTGGTTAGCAATACCGCTGCGCCTCGCCATTTCAGACTTCGACACATTTAATTCATTCATTTTCTGCTCAATAAGCAGTCCGATATTTATCTTTTCAAACTTCATATCAATCATTAATATTGAATAAATGTTAAATAATGCATCTTATTTCAATTAATCTGATTATCTTTCAATTAATCTGATTATCTTTGCACCATAAAGTTACAAACAATAAATGAAACAGGCAATGAAAAAGGAAGAAAACCATCACGAAAAGTCGCTTCTCGGGCAGTTCTCAGAGCTTGCCCTTGGCGAGAGTCTGACGGTACCCGTCGGACGTTTGAGCTACGTGCGTAACATCTGCACCACCTTCGGTATGCAGTGGGGAAAGAAATTCACCACCAAAGTGAACCGCGCAGAAGGTATCATAACAGCAACACGCACCGTGTAGCGAAACATTTAACAGCAACATATAGTATTAACAACTAAAAACAACGCAACAATGGCAACAATGAAAAAGTACACAGAAGAAGATTTAAAGGCAATATCCATAGAGATCTCCAAAGAGATTACAGAAATCTTTGCAAGTTATTCACCACAACCAAGAATAGTGTTCCTTGCCGCCCTATCAGCAAGTCTCGAAGTCCTTGCTGATAGTATAGAAGAAGACGGCGGCCCATCAGCCGAGAAAACCAGAAATAGATTTATCGAATATATGGAGGCGAGTATCGCCCGTCGCAACAAAAACAACGCATAACATGAGAAAGCAATATTACATCGACAGCCCGTTCTGGAGAAAGATAAACACCCGCACGGAAGCGCTCGGCGAGTTCCTCTCGGGCTTCAAACACACGCTGGTAGAGTTCAACGACGAGCGCACGCCGCACATCACGAAAGAAGACCTGCTCGCCTTCATCGAGCTTCACGTCTCGAACATCAACGAGCGCATAGGCAGAGGCCGCAAGCTGACGGTAAGGATGGGCGAGTTCGTGGGCGACATAATATACAGCTTCGAGTTCGAGGGAAAGAGCGACGTTGTAGGCAACATCCGACTGAAGCCTGTACAGAAAACCATCGGCTGTGCCGACGATATGAAAGGAAAGGAGGCGGAGAATGATTAATCTGAAATTAGACCGCAAGGAGTTCTTCGCAGTGATAGAAGGACTCGTGCGCAGCTCACAGAGCGCACAGTACGTCTGGCGCGAGATAGTGTACAAGAGCATCTTCAACATGAACGCCGAAGACCTCGACTACCTCTGGTACTACCTACGCCGTGACATCCATCCGTGCTACTTCTACGATCACGACGGCACAACAGAGCCGCAACCCGGACACGACGACTTCGCGCACGCCCTCGCAGCGATGCACAGAGGCAACCGCTACACCGTGACGTGCCAGGGCCCGAAGCAGGCGAAGCCGCACAAGTACTTATGCTACAAGTACAACGGCGAGTACCGTCCGCTGCTGAACGTCGGAGTGACGTGCAAGCGCTTCCAGCCGTTCTACGCCGTGATACCGAAGGAATGGATAAAGGCTGTAGGACACAGAAGCGTGCCGGAGAACATCTACGTGCCTGACGACAAGAAGGCATGGTGGACGGAGCTCCCGGAATAGCAACCGCAAACGGCGTGAACGTTCAGAAACTTGCAGGTAGACGAACAATATACGCGAAAGGCGCCTCGGAACGTAGTCAGGCTTGCTATACGCAGCCGCCGTACAACGTACAACGGAATGCTGGTGCGGACGCATGGCAGCGAAGGAAAACGTAACCACCGCACACTTTTAGTAAAGACGACCTAAATTCAAAGGAATATGCGAAACTACAGAGACCTCACGCCGCATGAGGTGGAAAGACTCAAAGACGAGTATCCCATAACAGCAAACAGACACCTCGCCATTCGCTATGATGTCAGCATCGACGGCATCAGCAAACTGGCAAAGAACCTGGGCTGGAAGAAAGACCGCACGTCGGTACGCACAGGCAGCGGCGGAGGCCATACGCCAACATCAGAAGAGGAGGCGTGGATAGTGCAGCATTTCCCGAATACGCCAAACACAGAGATTATGCAGCGCATCGACATCTCCGAAAGCACCATCTACAGGATAGCCAGGAGGTACGGACTGAAGAAAGACAAGAGATACCTAAGCCGTATGCGCCGGGCCAATCTCAAGGAAGCCTCCCGAAAATGCAAGGAGCTCGGCGTCTACAAGGAGAATGCAAAGCACGCCAAGGCTATGTGGGAGAAAACAAAGATGCGGCCTCGCGAAGAGTGGCCAGGCTACAAGCCCGGACTCAAGCCGTGGCAGCAGCCAGGGATGACACGGCGCAAATACGTGCGGGGCAGACAAAAGGCAGAGGAAACCATGAGGCATCAGCGCAAGATGGAACGCTTCCGTATCATGTCCGGCGAAAAGCAGCAGACCAAGCTCAAAGTGTGCAAGAACATCACACGCAGAGCTTCGATACACAAGTACATGATGATAAAGGACTGCAACTATTTTGCGATAGAGGGCGAAGTGAACACTATATGCTACGACGAGCAGACACGGCGGTCCATGAAGCGCGAAGCAACGGCAAGACGGTACGGGCTGAAGGTGGAAGCAGCCGACGAGTAAAGAAACAGAATAAAACGACTAAAAAACGACTAAAAACATACAACCATGCAACAGAAAGAATTTGAAGAACTCACGGGATTACAAGTGACCCCTGAGGAATACTACGAGATAGAGCAGATATACAACACCGTAGACACCATCGACAAGAAGGAGTTCTGCGAGCACTGGAAGCGAGGAAACTACATGTACATCTTCACACAGCTCGTAAAGAAGGTAAGAGACTACGAGAAGTGGGTGAATGATAACGAGAAGTGGGCGAAAGAACAGCAAGAAGCGAAAAACGCCTGCATCCCGGTGCTGCTCGATAAGGCAGACTCCTACGGCGACTACAAGCTGAAGGAAGTAGCAATAAGCCTCGCAGGAGTGAGAACGACGGCGAAGATGTGCGTGGAGCGCGGCTACAAGCTCTGCGCAGACGAGAAGGAATACCTCCTCGCCATGATCGCCGCCGACGAAATGACGCCAAGTCCCGACAATACGGAAGATTAACGGACAACGCTTCTGGGAGAAGCCCTGCTATTGTGGAGCCTGCCCATTCTACTTCGGCTACGGCAAGACAAGCAACATGGAGAGAGAAAGCTCGTCTGGCTTCTGTGTACAGTTCGAGATACGGAAACGATACTACGATCATATACCGAAGCGCTGCGCAGATATATTTGAAAAAGCCTTCACTTACCCGGACGGCAGCGAACTTGTAATAGTGTTCAGATCACGCTCCAGCCCAAAGCCGACATCTAACCCGTAATAGTATTCAAACGAACCAAACAAACAACGCAATATGAAACAAATAATAAGCAACTACAGATACTGGGTGCTCTTCGCACTCGCTTCTGTGATGATCATCGGACTCATCGTCGTACCAAGCACTGACACGACCTTCGGCATGTACGCCGCAGTGATCTTCGGAAGCAAGGCTGCATCCCTCGTAGCACTACTCGCCTTCTGCCACTACTATATGAAGTGGAAAGACGAGGGAAGTATATCAGAACTCACAGACTTAGAGGAGGAATAGATATGGAGAACCAGGAGAACAACGAGAGCGCCAACATAATAGAGCAGCTCGAAAGAATACGCACGGCGACCATCCTCGCCACGAAAGCGGTATATAACACGGCTGAGGCAAGCGAGTACATGGGCATAAAGATAGGCTTTCTCTACGAGCTCGTAAGGGCACGCAAGATAAACCACTTCCGCAGCAAGGGCGGCAAGCTCCTCTACTTCAAGCGAAAAGACCTCGACGACTGGATGCTGTACAACTCGGTGCCGGCATGTTACGCCGCCGCTACACCAGCCAGAGTGAGAGCGAAGTCTTTCGCCTATTAAATCGGGAATAAGTTATTAATTGAATAGAATAGAATCCAAAAAATTCAGGCAGTCCGGCACTCGGGTTTTCGTTAGGTTTTGAGTGTTTTTCATTTTACTTTTGTGCCGGACGCACCATGCCCCACGTCGGGAGACGGACGGCATGGTTGTTTTCTGAAACTCTGTTCTACGAATAAAACATCAACGATATGGAAGGATTCATGCTATATACCGCCCAATACCCTGCAATCAAGACGATGACGCAGGAGCAGAAGGGCGACCTTCTCGACGCTCTCTACGCCTATGCGATAGACGGTGCGCAGATAAGTGCTGAGGCTGACCCGATGGTGCAGATGGCTTTCGCCTTCATACGCGACGCCATAGACCGTGCACAGGGCAAGTACGAGGCGAAGTGCGAGCGCAACAGGCAGACGGCCCTGAAACGTGAGCAGAAGAAGCGAGAAGCACAAACGTACACGAACGTACACGAACACGATGCAGACAACGCAGCGGAACACGAACGTGAAGGAAAAGCACAAACGTGCACAAACGTGCACGAACGTGTGTCGCAAAGCACAAACGTGCACGAACGTGGTAAAACAGCACGAACGTGCACGAATGTGAACGAACGTGCACCGCAAAGCACGAACGTGCACGAATGTTCACCGATAAAAACAAAACTAAACAAAACAAAACAAAACAAAACAAACCCCTCTATAGAAAGAGGGGGGAAAGAAAAAGAAAAAGAAAGTCCGCAAGCGGCCGTTTCTTTTTCGGCCCTCTCGCCCACCCCCACCCCCACGGGAGAGAGTTCTGACGGAAGTGAGGAAGCGGAGGCACAGAGAAGACGGGTGGAGATTGACGCCGAGTGCGTGGCGCTGAAAACCTACTGGAACGAGCAGGCTGAGAAGACAGGCAGCCTGGTGCGCCGTGTGACGCTGCTGACAGACGCCCGCAAGGCCCTCGTAAGGGCAAGGCTCGCCGAATACGACAACGACATAGCCGTGTTGAGGCTCGCCGTTGACAAGATAATAGCAAGCAGCTATGCCAACGGAGAGAACCCGAGAAGCTGGGTGGCAACCTTCGACTGGCTGATGACGCAGGAGAACTTCGTGAAGACGCTCGAAGGCAACTACGACAACGCCCTGCGCCGCACAAAGCAGGGCTGCGACAAGCCAGCGTCCGCAGGCTGCGATATGACGGAAGCCATAGCTGAGGCTCAACAGGACAGCGGCGACAAGGAACGGGAACTGAAGGAGCGCATCGAGGGCATGGTGCGGCTCGTGAACCGCGATCCGCAAAGCAGTGCCCGCAAAGCCCTCGAAAACTACGAGCGTAACGGCACGCTCAAAAGACTCGGCATCGTATGGGAACCGCTACTGCACCAGGCATGAACGACGAGTGCAAGACCTGCCAGCATACAAGACGCTGCATCAACGGAGCATGGTGCACAAAGCTCGGCAGATACGTAGAACACGCCCTGCGCCCTCCGTGCCAGGACACAGCAAGAGAACAACAAACCAAGTAAAAACGACATGAAACAGAAAACATACTACCTCGACACCGGCAACGACCGCGTCGACTTCAACGTGATAGGCAGCGAGACGGTGTGCCGCAACACTACATCGAGAGTGTCGGAAGACAAGTTGATAACCTTTCTCCAGACCGCCAAGGAGCTGGGGCTTAAAGCCGGAAGCCTATGAACACGCTGATACAAGGATCCGTCGGCCATCGTGTGATGCTCGCCTCGGAAAAGCAAGTGGAAGAGATGCAGAGAAGAATATCGCGCTGCTCGGTGCTCTTCTTCGTGATATGCGGAGCGGCATACAACTGCGCACAGTCAGCAATGGTAGATGCCTACGAGGTGCTAAGCAAGACGAAATACTGGCGTCACGGAGTGAAGAAGGGAGTGAAGCAGGCTCTGTCGGCATACGACCGCTGGAATGTGCACGTGAAGCACCAGGCAGGCGAGACCTACGGACTGTGGCTCGACACCACGGACGCCGTGTACGACGAGATGAGGCCGCACATACAGAAGCTCTTCTTCTCGGTAGACGCAGAACTGTTGAGGCTGAACGTCGACGATCATCGGCTGAAGGCTCACATGCTCACGGCCATGACGGTGATAGAGATCTGCTGCTATATGCACGACCAGGCAATGGATCAGTTCCGTGAGCAATGCGGTACGCCGATACGTGCAACCTTCGGACGCAGCGACTTCAACGCCGTGCGCCAGACATGGGAGACGGCATGTGCAGAGCTGTTCAAGCAGGCAGGCGACCCCGTGGTTTGTCTCAACGGTAACAAGGAGTGGGAGTTGGCAGTGAAGGTGCTGCAGAACAAGTTTGACAACCACGAGATGTATAACCGTGCGGCAAGCTATGCCCTCGATATGAACCCGGACCGCGACACAAGAACCGAAGAGGAGAAGGAGGCAGCATGTTAGAAGCGATACAGATACCTCACCAGTTCAAGCCTGAGATAATTATCGGCATCGACCCCGACGTAGACGAGAGCGGCGTGGGCGTAGTCTACCGCACAAGCAGAAGCGTGACGCCCATGAAGTTCTCCTTTCCTAACCTCATCGACTATCTCACCATGACGCGAGACATGAACCCCGGCAAAGTGCTTGTGGTGCTGGAGGGAGGCTGGCTTGTCAGATCTAACTGGCATCTCGGAGGCGGCTACATGACGATGCAGAAAGCCGCCGAGCTCGGAAGACGCACGGGCATGAACCACCAGACGGGCATCCTCATCGAGGAAATGTGCAGCCATCTCGACATACCGTGCACGGTAGCGAAGCCTATGCGCAAGGTATGGAAAGGCAAGGACGGAAAGATAACGCAGGCTGAGCTTCAGAAGTCGGTAGGCGTGACGAACCGCCTGCCAAGAATGAACCAGGATCAGAGAGACGCATGCCTGCTGGCATGGGTGTATGCCGGGCTTCCGGTTAAAGTATAAACACACAAGGATATGATAACGACTCGCCCAGATGTAGAGCTTGACGGCCTCTACACCGTAAGCAAAGCAGCTGCAGCCCTGCATGTGGACCGTCATACTATCAAGCGCTACGCAGCCAAAGGACTGATAACCTTCCGCAGAAGGCAAGCCAACGGCAGACCTGTGACCACTGGAAGGCAGATACTGAGGTGCTGGCGCAGTCTCTACTCGTGACGATCATCTTTAAACCTACCCAAAATGGCAAAGGACAAGGACTACAGAAGACTCATACACACCGCACAATGGGTAAGGCTGAGACGCGCAAAGCTGACAGCCTTTCCGCTGTGCGAGAGGTGCAGGGAAGAAGGCAGGCTCGCTCCGGCTACCGAGGTGCATCACATACGCCCGGTGGAAGAAGGTCTCACGTTGAGGGAGAAGGAGCAGCTGATGTTCGACCCTCACAACCTGCGGGCACTCTGCCATGAGTGTCACGTGAAGACGCACACGGAGATGGGAAGATGCGGAAAGAAGCAGGCGAAGGAAAGAGCGGAGGCCCACCTTCTCCGCTTCAAAGACAGGTTCATGGGGTAGCACCCCCCGGGGTGGTTTTTAAAAAGGGGGTGCACCCCTTCTAAACCTCGCCCGGCCCTTTTTCCACGCGCAAGAAAAAATTCGAGCCGTGGGGGCTGAAGACCTAAAACAGGACATTTGGCACACTATAAAAAACGCATGGAAGACAAAAAGCAAAAGTTCTTGGAAGCCCTGATGCAAGGATACGGCATTATAGCCGTCGCCTGCGAGGCTGTCAGCATAAGCCGCAGCACCTACTACCGATGGTACAACAGCGACCCCGGATTCAAGGAGAAGGTGGACGAGATAGCCGAGACGCAGACGGACTTCGTGGAGAGCAAACTGATGCAGCTCATCAACGCCAACGACACCACGGCGATAATATTCTACCTGAAGACCAAGGGCAAGAAACGAGGCTACAGCGACAAGGCGCAGAAAGACTTTGCGCCATCGGCGGAGCCTATCCTACCTAATCCCGCCGACGCAAAGGAGCGCCGACGCATAGAGCGCAGGGTGAAGAACAAGAAGGACTACATCATAAAGCTGCTGAAGAGCCAGGGCAAGTATACTGCGGAGCTGACATACCAGGTGGAGCTGACGGCGCAGCTGCTTGTCAGAGCGGAAGCGCTTAATGAAGAGATGCTCAAGGACGGATACAGTTCTGTGAACGTAGAGTACAGCCGAGAGGGCAACGAGCGCCACACGGTAAACCCGAAAGAGAAGCTGTATCTCGACGTGGCGAGCCTGGCGCAGCGTGCCCTCCGTGCTCTGGGCATGAACAACGACGGCAAGGAACGCAGGACTGAAGACGTCACGCTCGACGAGTTCATGAAGGCTATGAAGGAGGGCGACGAATGACGGAAGAGGAGAAAGTAAGACTACGGAGCCTGAAAGCAGACACAGCGGCATGGCTGCAGAGAGACAGGGATGCCTACCCTACCCGCTATCGCTGTGCGCTCGTCGAGACAGACCGGCGCATCGGCGACTACGTGTATGGCGTGATAGACAGCCCTGAACGACACAACCTCTACGAACTGCTTGCAGTGCAGCGCTTCTTCCGTATGCTCGACCGCTACAAATGGAGCCCGAAGCGTGTAAAGCACTTCTTTCGCTTCTATCAGGCGCTGCGCTTCAGCGGCATCAACGGACGCACCCGCTACAAGCTGACCCCGGTTCAGGCTTTCCAGTTCGCTAACATCTTCGGCTTCGTCAAGCCCGACGGACGCAGGCTTATACGTTCGGTCTACCTCTTTGTGCCTCGAAAGTTCTCAAAGACAACCTCCAGCGCAGCCCTCGCCGTGTACGACATGCTCTTCGGCGACAACAACGCACAGGCTTATGTAGGAGCCAACAGCTACGACCAAGCAAAGATATGCTTCGACGAGATACGTGCCATCATGTTCGACCTCGACCCGAGCGGACGACACTTCCGGGTGAACCGCGAGAAGATAACGTTTCTCGATCGTGGCCGTGACAGCCTTATTCAGTGTCTCACCGCCAACGCCAAGACGAAAGACGGCCTGTTCGCCTCGCTCGTCATCATGGACGAGTATGCGCAGGCCCGCAACACGGCAGGAAAGAACGGCGCAGACCTGAAGAACGTACTTACGACCTCAATGGGTCCTCGCCGAGAACCGCTCGTGATAGTGATCACTACAGCGAGCGAGGTGGTGGATGGGCCGTTCAAGGGAGAGCTCGATGGTGTGATGGCGGTGCTGCGAGGAGAGAAGTCGAACGATACTATGTTTGCATCCATCTTCATGCCGGATGTCGACGACGACGAGGGCGACCCTGCGACATGGGCGAAGGTGCAGCCTCATCTCGGCATAACGGTGCAGCCCGACTACTACGAACGGGAGTACGAGAATGCACAGCTGTCTGCAGAAAACATGCTTGCCTTCCGCACAAAGCTGCTGAACATCTTCTGCGTGAGCGACGAGAAGACGTGGTTCACCTACGAGAAGGCGAACGACCTGCTCGGCAAGTTCGACATAGACAACGTTGCAGGACATCCCGACTGCGCTGTGGCGTTCGACCTCTCGATACATGATGATTTCAGTGCCGTGTCTTATACGATCTACTCAACGGAGTCGAAGAAGTTCTACTGCCATACCGACTACTACTTCCCGGAAGGAGCACTGAAAGGACACCCCAACGAGCAGCTCTACCGCTCATGGCACGCCCAAGGACACCTCCAGTTCTGCAAGGGACAGAAGATAGACGTGGCGCAGATAGCGGAAGACATTCTGCGCCGATCCAAAAAGGTTAACATCATACGCATAGGTTACGACAAGTACAAGGCGCAGGACTTGACGAGCATCCTCTCGTCGGTAGGAGCCCGCAATGTGCTCACTCCATACAGCCAGACATACGGCAGCTTCAACCTCCCGGTGGAGTCATTCGAGATGCTGGCGTGGAATGATCCGCCGAAGATCGTGTTCAACGACAACCCCATAAACACCTTCTGCCTCTCCAACTGCGTGCTCGACACCGACAATCTGGAGAACAAGAAACCGTTGAAGCTGTCGCAGTACCGCAAGATAGACGGTACCATAACCATGCTGATGACGCTCGGGCTGATGTACACTTACGAAAGATAAAACAACGAAAACATGCAACAATAAACAACGTAATTATGACAAAAGAAGAATGTTGCCGAATATTCGGCATTGAAGACATCATGGACTTGCCTCAAGTCGCTATGGATGTTATTATGGGCGACAAGGCCCGCAGGGACGCTATCTACGCAGAGCTGCTCGATGTCAACCGCCACGACATGAGCTACGACTGGTTTCGCCAGCTGTATGAAGAGGAGTTTGCACAGCGCAAGAAACAGAAACAGGACTTCACGCCATGGGAAGTGTCGGAGCTTGTGGCGAAGATAGCCGTGCCAACAATAGGAACCATACACGAGCCGACGGCGGGTACCGGCGGACTGATAATAAGCGCATGGTGGGAGCAGTGTCGGCGTGTTGCGCCGTGGGAACACTTCCCCTCACGGCACATGATAACGGTGTGGGAGCTTTCCGACCGCTCCGTTCCGCTGCTGTTGCTCAACCTGAGCATCCGCGGCATTATGGGCTACGTTTACCATGGCGACGTGCTTGAGCGCAGCGTCAAGGCTCGGTACATACTTCTGAATCAGCATGACGACACCCTCGCATTCAGCGACGTCGTACTGGCGAAACCTGGAGAACATATTGTGGAACACTAAAGATTCAAGAAAGATGCTCGTAAAAGATATAATACCTATATGGATGGAATACAAACGACCTTATGTGAAGGAGTCCACGATGGCTTCCTATACGCTGTCAATAAAAAACAGCATACTGCCAGCGTTTGGCGAATGCGATGATTTGACCGAGGATATAGTTCAAGAATATATATTAGATAGCGTAACGGCAGGATTGGCAAAGCATACAATAAAAGATCGTCTGGTGGTGTTGAAAATGATTATGAAATTCGCCTCCAGTAAAGGATGGATGCTATATCACGATTGGAAGGCTGTATTTCCTACCTCCACTAAAAAAAAGATCGAGATTAGCATATTGACGGTGTCAGAACACAAGAAGATTCTTGATTACATAAAAGAACACTTTACGTTCTACAGCCTCGGCATATACATCAGTCTGACGGCAGGATTGCGTATCGGCGAAGTTTGCGGTCTGAAATGGGAGGATATTGACTGCGACCGCGGCGTTTTAAGTGTACGGCGCACAGTGGAGCGTATATATGTACTGAATGGCGAGAAGAACTTCACCAAGATTATTTTAAGCGAACCTAAAACCACAAACGCCCTCCGTGACGTCCCTATATGCAAAGAGCTGATGTCTATGGTGAAGCCCTTAAAGAAGGTCGTCAACGAGAATTTCTATGTTCTAACCAACGCCGAGAAGCCTACGGAACCACGGACTTACCGCAACTTTTTCTACAGGCTCATGGAGAAAATCGGTATGCCGCATATCAGATACCATGACCTGCGTCACACGTTCGCGACCCGCTGCATCGAGAGCAAGTGCGACTACAAGACCGTAAGTGTGCTGTTAGGACACGCCGACATAGCGACAACGCTCAATTTGTATGTGCACCCCGATGAAACGCAAAAGCGCAACGTCGTCAACAAGGTGTTCAGAACACTGAGCAGATAACATTTTTAGGAGAGCTACGTATATAAGCAGTTGTTTTAATACATGAAAATTATGGATGAAAATATAGATAACGTCGTAGCACTCGCGGACATCTGTAAGGTGCTACAAGGTAAAAATGTAGACAAGAAGAAAACCAACGAAAAAAAACACGGACTGCCTGTTGTGGTCGGAGCTTCAGACCTGATACAAGGACGCTTCGTGCCTTCTCGATGGTGCTACGAGAAGCTCAACCTGCCAACGCTCACAGAAAAAGGAGATATACTTGTATCGGTAGTTGGTACAATAGGGAAAATGGCCGTAAACACAGAAGGTACGGCAATTCTGTCGAAACACGTCTGCGCCTTACGTCCCAAAGAGGGCGTGTCAAGGCAATATCTTATGGCAGTAGTGTCACGCCTACTACTCGATGCGATACCCGACACTGCTGATGAGGTAGTGCTCGGTTTTCAAAACAAAGTAGATATTGCCGTGCTGAAGAAGATACGCTTCACTCTCCCTGCACTATTCATCCAGGAATGGCTGGTGTCTCGCCTAACATCTATCGCTACGATGATTCTCGCCTACAAGGGCAAGAAGGAGGACTTTCTATCGTGCGAAGGTATAATCTCCGTAATCGAACAGGAAAGAAAGGAACAGCGGGTACACATGAGAAAACTATCGGAAAAACTCGGCAAGATAGCAGACATGCTTGGCAACTTGCCGCCGGACAGCGACACTTTGAAAATGATCGATGAGGCTCGTAGTGCATACTCACGACTTCTAAAAATCCAATAATATCATAACGTATGAAGATAGACAATTCAGTTGTAGAGGTATTGAAAACCTCCGAGTTTGACGGCAGTCTTTTACGCCTGCCAGGGCAGTTAGAACGCAAGCTATACGAACGTGTGGCCAAGGTACTGAAGAGTATCGGCGGCAAGTGGTCGAGTGCGAAGAAGGCTTTTGTATTCAAGGAGGATGTAGGCGACCTCATTACATCCATCGCCGACTCTGGAGAATACATTCCGGAGCGACAAGCACTTCAGTTCTTCCCTACCCCCGAGTCTCTCGCTCGCGAGATTGTGGAGATAGCGGATATACGTCAAGGAGAGAGCACGCTTGAGCCATCTGCAGGACAAGGCAATATTGCGCAGTTTATGCCATCGCCCGACTGCATCGAACTCGATCCTAAAAACCGAGCCATACTTGAGGAGCAAGGCTTCCGCGTCGTCGGCGAGGACTTTCTAAAATTCACGTCGTCGGCATCGTACGATGTTATAGTAATGAACCCTCCGTTCTGCAAGCGACAAGACGCTTTGCACATCCTCAAGGCGATCTCAATGGCAAACCGCAAGGTCGTAGCTATCGCTTCTCAGGCTGTGATGTGGCGTACTGACGGTCCGTACAAAATACTGCGCGACACCGTCGCACACTACGGAGGCTATATGCGCAAACTTCCGGACAAGTCGTTCAAGGAGGCTGGCACAATGGTTAATACGGCACTTGTAGTGATAGACAAGACAAAGCCCCTATTGTAAGAGAGCCGTAACGTATATAAGCAGTTGTTTACATTTTTGTTGATTAGCTTCGGAGCCGCTGGCGCGTGATGCGTCGGCGGTTTTTATTAAACTTTTGTTGAAAATAATTGGCGTTTTTCTTGCGTAATCAACAAAAGTTTATGACCTTTGCATTGTGATAAAAAACTTATCGCCTATGAAGAAATTAAAAAAATCGAAGGAACTAAAGGACAAAGAAGACGATTTGCTTTTCTATCTTGAGTATTGGAAAAAGTTCCCCAGTACTTTTAAAAAGATAGCACAGAAAGAAATCGAGCAACTTGAAGACGACATCAAAAATGACTGAAAAGACTCCTCTCCCTTAAATGGGAGGGGGAGTTTTTGAGGATTATTTCAAACAATATACATTATGACAGATTACAAGACTAAGATTAAGGCTCTTGCCGAGCGCAAACGTTTGGCAACGACCGACGAGGAGCGTGCAGCCGTGGGCGCTGAAATGAACGCTCTAAGAAGTGAGAACGAGCAGGCTTTCACTGAAGCTCTGGAGTCTCTCATTAAGGACACAGCAGAAGACGTGCAGGTACAGCGCATGGCTGAACGCCTTGGCGAGATTACCGATATGGTCTCAATGGCATACATAGCCAAGACCTACTTCAAGAAGTCGCGCTCATGGCTCGCTCACAAACTCAACGGCAACATCGTCAATGGCAAACCGTCTCAGTTTACAGACGAAGAGCTAAAGACCTTACGCTTTGCCCTCAACGATATGTCAACAAAACTAAACGCTATGAGCTTGGCATTATAGCAATAGTTTTATCGCGCTTTAAGCCTCGGTGCGTGACGCATCGAGGGCTTTTTGTATCATAGGCACTCGCTATAAAGCTTTCCAGTTCTTTAAATATTGGAAAGAACTGAAATTCTATGCTACTTTCTATATGTTTACGATTGTAAACAAAACTTAACAAACTAATAATTGCGCCACAATGTACCAAAATGCGCCCAAATGCGCCATTTGCCATTTTAAAAGCTACTATAGTAGCTGTATCTTTGAGGATAAAAAGGCACACATACATGGGATTTTGGCAAAACATAACGAATTTTTTTAGAGGAGAATCGGGCAAGAAGGAAGAATCCGGAAGCAAAACGACCATCGCCGGAGACTACACAGGCTTCTTCGGCTACGGATCGGGAGCTACAGCCATGTCCGTTGCAACAGTGTACCGATGCGTGAAGCTGCTCAGCGAGAGCGTCGCCAACCTTCCGCTTCTATACATGAGACTGAAGGACGGCATCTTTGTAGAGGACAAGACAAGCCGCCTCCACTACCTGCTTGACGTACAGCCCGACTTCACAAAATCAGCGTTCGACTTCTGGAAGGAGACCGTAGAGCACGTGCTGCTTGATGGCAACGCCTACATCGTGCCAGTATACAACACGGCGACGCTGGAGATAGACCGACTCGTACTCTGCGGACGCGGCACGGTGTCGCACGATGTCCTGCGCGACACATACAACGTTACCGACATGATTAATGGTGTGTACGGCTGCTACAGAGAGCAGGACATCATACACATCAAAGGACACAGCGCAGACGGAAAGACTGGCATCAGCGTGCTGCAATACGCACGTCAGACTCTCGACATAGCGCTTACGGGCGACCGTGAGACGCTGAAACGCTTCGCCAACGGCGGTAACGTGCGAGGTCTCGTGACTAACGACAAGTCGGTGACAGGCTTCGGCGAGTACCAGGACGCACAGCTGGAGAGTACAGCCGAGAGCATTGACAACAAATTCCAGGGCGGAGAGCGCATCGTGAGTCTCCCGGGACAGGTGGACTTCAAACAGATTTCACTCTCGTCTACGGATATGCAGTTTTTAGAGAGCCGCAAATTTACGATACGAGACATTTGCCGCTTCTTCGGCGTGCACCCGTCTTTCGTGTTCGACGACACCAGCAACAACTACAAGAGTGCCGAGATGGCGAACGTGGCGTTCCTCTCCAACACGCTCAACCCTCTGCTGCGCAACATAGAGAACGAGATGCTGCGAAAGCTCGTCGCTCCGTCGCTGTGCTGCAAACGAAAGTTCCAGTTCGACCGCAGAGGTCTGTACGCCTGCGACCTCGACAGCAGGGTGAAGTATCAGGCGAACACCATCGCAGCAGGCATCTACACAGTGAACGACTGGCGTAAGGAAGAGAACAAGCCGCCGGTGGCAGGCGGAGACAAGGTGCTCGTATCGGCGAACCTGAAGGACATCAACGAGGGCTCCTTCGGCAATAATATCCAGTAACAAACCCCATACGATATGAAAAAGACAGAAGATACAAACAAGATCATTAAGCGTTGTTTAAGTACCCCGAATATGTTGCATGTGAGGGAGGCGGCAGAGGGCGAAGCCCCGAGCCGCACCATCACGGGGTACGCAATACTTTTCAATACTCCGTCAGAGCCTCTGTGGAGCGACGATGACAGCGAAGCCCGGGAGATGATAGCCCCGGGCGCTGTCAGTCAAGAGTTTCTTGACAGCCAGGACATCAAGATGACGATGTTCCATGACAACCACCTGCTTCTTGCGAGAAGCGACAAGGGTAAAGGAACGCTCACCTACTCCATCGACGACAAGGGCGTGGCCTTCGAGTTTGATGCACCGAACACCGTAGACGGCGACAAGGCGCTCGAACTTGTGCGCCGCGGCGACATCAAGGGTTGCAGCTTCGCCTTCTCGACCCGCTACTACAACCGCGACTTCGTGGAGCGTACCAGCGAGACGGCGCCGAACGGCACGGTAAACATCACATACACCGTAAAGAGCATTCTCGGCATCTACGACTTCACGCTTGCCGCCAACCCGTACTACCCTGACACAAGCGTAGAGGCGCGAGAGCTTACCGACAAGCTGCGCGACGATCTGCGCCAAGCTCCGGCGAAAAAGAAGAACGAGGAGGCAGACAAGCAGCTGCGCGAAATGCGCCAGGCAGCACAAAAACGAATTTTCTAATCATAAATCAGTAGTTATATGACGAAACCAAAGAACAACATTATCGTTCGCGAGCTTGTAAACAAGTATCAGGCGAACTGCGACCGCATCACAGAGATTGCGGACGCTTGCGAGAAGGAGCAGCGTGAGCGCAACGAGGCGGAGACCGCCGAGTTCGAGGCGCTTACCCGTGAGAACCAGATTCTGCAGATGAAGATGCAGGCAGCAGCAGCCGAGCACCTCCGCGAGAACCCGAACGCCATCGAGGAGGCTACACGCATGATCCGCGAGAACAGCGCACAGGGCCAGCGCACGGAGATTCTGCTTGTGCGAGACATGATGATGGTGTCTGACGTGAACAACGGCGGCATAGTACCTCTCAACATACAGGAGATTATGCGTCCGCTGCAGGAAGGCTTTATCCTCGACAAGGTAGGCCTGCCTATGCCTACGGGCCTCGCAGGCGACTATGTATGGCCGCTCTACGAGAACGTGGACGCTGAGCTTGCCGGTGAGGGTGTAGAACTCACCGACAAGAAGATTAAACTGAGCAAGCTGAGAGCAACACCGGAGCGCATCGGTATCGCCATCCCGGTAACCAACCAGTCGCTCAACCAGTCGCAGGGCATCCTGGAGATGATTGTGCGTGAAATCATGCCACTCGCCCTCCGTCGCCTCCTCAATAAGGTAATCTGCAGCACCAACAAGTTGAACGCCTCGACAAAGCTCACAGGTCCGTTCGTAGCCCTGAAGGCCAAGGCTACTACGCTGTCTGCTGTGCCTACCTTCAAGGAACTCAACGGCATGAAGGCGAAGATGTTCGAGACCGGCATCGAAGGCTCGAACGCTTGCTGGGTAATGACAAAGAGCATGGCAGCCATCCTCGAAGGCACACCTGTCAACGAGAAGGGTATCTACGTTCCGATGATTCAGAACGGCGTGCTCTGCGGCCTCCCGGTATACACCTCCAACGAGATCCGCGACACCGACGGCACGGAGTTCATCGGTCTCGGCGACTGGAGATACCAGCCGATGGGTCTCTTCGGCGACATTCGCTTTATCGTTGACCCGTACAGCAAGGCACGCAAGGACGCAGTGGACTTCGTTCTCAACGCAGACTACGCTACTATTACCGTACGCCCGGAGGCCTTCGCGCTCGGCAAGGTTGCTAAGGCTGTGTAATTTTGAACGTTCGTATATCTAATAAAAACATCAATCATGGCTATAACGGATTTGGCACTATTCAAGAAACACGTGAGAGCTGACGACTTCGCCGACGATGACGAGTATCTTGCTCATATACTCGACACGGCGGAGATGGCCGTTGTTACGGCGACCAACAGACCGCTCGAAGAACTTCTGGAAATGGGTGACGGCAATCTACCGACGCCCATCGTGCATGCGGCGATGATGCTCGGTGCTCATTGGTACAACCAGCGTGAGAGCGTGAGCAGCGTCCAGATGCACGCCGTGCCAGATTCGTTGCAGTCATTGATTAAGCCTTATCGAAAACTGGTATGAGAGCAGGAGAAATGAAGTACAGAATACAGCTGCTCAAACCAGTTGCTACAGCCAACGCCTACGGCGAAGAGGCCAACGCCTACGAGCTGCAGAGAACGGTGAGAGCACAGCGTGTAAAGCAGAGCGGCAACCGCAGCGAGGAGGTCGGAGAACACTTCCCCGACTATCGGGCTGAGTACAACATCCGTGACGCGCACCAGGTAGAAGAGAACTGGCGAGTGCAGCAGCTCGGCGGTTATCTGTATACCGTGGTGGCGATCATACCGAACCTCGACCGAGGCATGAAGACATTGATCTGCGAACGAGTGAACGAATAGCAAGTCCTATGAATCAAACCGTCAGCGACATCAAAAGGCCGTTCCTCGACGTCTACAAGGCGCTCGACGTGAAGACACAGCGAAAGGCCATGAAGGGTGCCATGCGCCGCGAAGGCAACCGACTGAAGAAAGCCGCCGTAGCCAACCTCGGCAGCAGCGGCATAGGCAAGGGCACCAAGCGCAGTCTGTCAAGCGGCATCTACGTGCGAACCTATCCCGACCGCTACGGCCTGGGCTTCATGGTGAGCGTGAAACCGCACGGCAAACGCAAGGGCATACACCTGAACCGGCAGAGCAAGGAAAAGCCTGTGCTGATGTGGGCCGAGGACGGAACCAGGTATCGCAAGGCAGGAAGACGAATTTCTTCGTTCTTCGGCAAGAGCCGTTTTACGGGCAAGAAGATACGGCAATACGTACGAGGCGGTGCGAATCGCGGCAAGATGAAGCGTTACGCTTTCCTCGCCAAGACAGAGCAGCAGACCGCTGACAGCGTGGAGACAAACCTCTTCAACAACCTCCAGGACAACATCGAAAGGGCGGCGAGAAAACAAGGACTCATCTAAAAAGACAAGCAATGACAAAGAAGACATCTCTCAGCGCTGGCGCCATCATACGCAATATGCTCCTCTCTGATGAGGAAGTGAAGGCGAAGACAAACAAGGTGTTCCCCGTAGCGACGGATACGGCGCAGCTTCCTTACATTCTGTACAGACGTGCAGCGCTGGCGCACAACCCAACGAAATCGGGCATGCCGGGTGCAGACACCGTCACGATGGAGGTTGTGTGCTACACGGCGCAGTATGCCGAAGGCGTAGAACTTGCAGAGGCTGCACGTGCAGCGCTCGATTACAGACAAGGCGAACTCGACGGCATCCGTATGCGCAGTTGCATTCTCGTCGATAGTGAGGAAGGTTATGAAGATGATGCCTACGTGCAGCAGCTTGTATTCCAAGTGAAGATTTAACCATTAAAAACTTATAGTTATGCCAGAAACAGGTAATTATATCAACGGCAGTGACATTCTGCTGAAAGTAGACGGCAAGGCCGTGGGCCACTGCTCTACACACACACTCACGTTCAACTCGGAGACAAAAGACCGAGCAGTCAAGCCTGCAGCGACCGCCGCCAAGGGCAGCGGCCTGTGGAAGGGCAAGGGCGTCACAGGACTCTCCATCTCCATCAGTGCGGAGGGTTTCCGTTTCTACAACGAAACCGAGAACGGCTACGAGCAGCTTGCGCCTTCATGGGGTAAGGGCCAGAGCGTGGATGTCGAGGCCTTCAAGCGTGGCGAAGACGCAAAGCCTTACGTCAAGGGTAAATTTGTTATCGCCTCGATCGAGGAGTCATCACCAGCCACTGACGATGCGACCTACAGCCTCTCGCTGGAGAACGACGGCGAGCCTGAGGTTTACCCGGGCAAGGCAGGCTCGGCTGTAGCTGCAAAATAAAGTGCGAAGACATGAAAAAAGTAGAAATCACAATCAACGGCAAGGCATACCCCTGTAGACAGACTATGGGGGCTATGCTCCGCTTCAAAATGGAAACGGGAAAGGAGGTGTCCGCCATCTCGAACGACGTGACGGACATGTGCACGTACCTGTTCTGCTGTATTGCATCGGCGTGTAAGCATGACGGCGTGGAGTTCGGTCTTTCGCTCATGGACTTTGCCGACAGTGTGACGCTTGAGGATGTCGCCGCGTGGACGAATGCCATCAACGGCGACGCTGCAGGCGTTGGGGCTTCGGCTGAAAAAAAAAGTTAGAAATACTTGAGCTGCTGGGGATAGCCGTTGGCAACATCGGCATCCCCTATTCTGATTTTTGCGGCTTCACGCCCGAGGAGTTCGACCATATCTACAGAGCGTGGAACGAGCAGCAGGAGGCACAGCTTCGGGACAGATGGGAGTGTATGCGCATGATGGCGACAATAGCCCTGCAGCCGCACGTAAAGGGCAGTCTGACACCACAGAAAGTACTTCCGCTCCCGTGGGAAAAGATACAGCCGATGCAGAAAGCACCGGCTGTATCGAAGGAAGATGCGTTAAAGCGTTTTGAGGAAGTGTTGGGAAAAGTAGGAAATGACTAAAGCCAAGCTTCCCAAGGGACGTTGTGGTATCCAGGTTCATCGGGATGGGTGGTACTTGCCCCGTCAAGGGCAATCCAAAACACTACCGTACTAATGGCAGTGGCGACCAAAGAATAAATATTCAACCCAAATGGCAAGCAGCTTAATATGGAAACTACCAAAGCCAACAACGCCCAACGAGAGATACATGCCCAACGTTTACGCCTTTTGTCGTACTTCGTTGGCTCATCTTCACCGATAATCTCAAAACTGATTTCGGCTTTGATTTCCTTTGGATGTTTTGTTACTTCATTTGTTTTCATTGTATTGTACCTTTTGATTTATATCGCAAAGATGCAAAAAATATCGGTTACTTAGTTACTTATACATTAAAAATATGGCAAAAGAAATAAAGTTTAACATTAAACTGCACATTGACGGCAAAGAGCAGTTGGTTTCCGCTACATCGACAGTGGAAAACTTGCGCGGTGTCGTCAACGTCGCCAAATCGGACATACAGAAAGCCAACGCCGTTTTTGTGAACTTCAACCAACAGGTTATGAAGCTTCAAAACATCAATGGCGCAGTGCAGCAGCTTGCCTCAACGCTTAACAGCGTGACAGAGGAAAGCCGCACATTTGGCGCAGCCATGAACGTAGCTAACACGATGGCAGGAAAGAGCGGTGACGATTTTGCCAAGCTCAAAGGGCAGGTAACCGAGTTGTCGAAGACTTTGCCGATTGCACGTGACCAACTCGCAAACGGCTTATATCAAGTAATAAGCAACAGTGTGCCTGAAAACAACTGGCTAACATTTCTCCAGAAGTCAGCAAAGGCTTCCGTAGGTGGTGTTGCAGACCTCGGCGAGACTGTCAAAGTAACCTCTACTATCATAAAGAACTACGGTCTTTCATGGGATGCTGCGGGAGATATACAGGACAAGATACAACTTACCGCCAAAAATGGCGTAACCTCTTTTGAGCAACTGGCACAGGCTCTTCCGAGAGTGACTGGCAATGCCCTGGCGGCTGGGATGCTTCGCGGTTCTCCGAAGCTGTGGTCGCGAGAATCGGCGTCATGCCGGCTACGGAATGGCTTGGCACTACAAGTTTTACGGAATTCAAGACGTATGAGGTAGGAAGCTATAGCGTCAAGCTGTCGGTAGCCACGGCACGGGCAGGAAGAATTATATTCGGAGCCTTGGACGAGATAGAGCAAGAAGGCGTGCTTGGCGAGAAATCGGTACCTACATCTTATAAGAATTTCTATCAATATACAGCGGCACGCAACAACGGCAAGTGTATGCCTGATGAAGACAGAGGTCTGACAACCGAGGCTCTTGCGCAGCAGGCTGACGGCAAATACTTTACGAGCGAAACGCTTTTGGCAAAGAACGGTAGTCTGATAAATCTCGCAAGCGGCGTTTATTTCTTTGTCGGAGATAAGACAGAGAAGACGGAAGCTCCGAGCACGGGTGGAAAATACCCGGATAGACGATTGGGCTACAGTACGTTCAGTAACGGCAAGGCACGGTCGTCGTGGGTGTACAGCAGAACATGGAGAAAGGTGTAAAACATTAAAGCATGAGCTACGCTATCGACGCGACGGAGGCTGCGCGATACTCAACATCGTAAAAACATTATTCATTTAAATCTATAAACATGGAAATAAAAGTAAAGAGAATAGCACGACGTGACACCTACACTATAGGTAAGATGTACGTCGACGGCGCATACGTCTGCGACACGCTCGAAGACAAGGATAGAGGTCTGACCTCGATGATGAGCGTTGCGCAGATATGCGGAGTTAAAATCAAAGGCGAAACCGCCATTCCGACGGGCAGATACCTCGTCGACATGAAGACGGTATCGCCTCGCTTCGGAGGTCGGGCGCAGTATATGTTCTGCAAGGGCCGACTACCAAGGTTGTGCAATACACCTGGCTATCAAGGCGTGCTGATACACATCGGCAACACGGCGATGGACACGGATGGCTGCATCCTCGTCGGTTTGAACAAAGCCGTCGGTCAGGTGCTGAACTCAACGGCAACTTTCCGCAAGGTATACACCATGCTGAAGGCTGCGGACGAGCGGTGCGAGCAGATTTGGATAACAATAGAATAACACAATATAAAATGGCAGGAAATATCACTACAAGTACAGGTAAGGCTTTCGTGGTCGGTACCATGAGCACGGAAGCGCTTACCGCTCTGTTCGATTTACGTTGGATGCTCGTTCTTATCGTCGTTCTTATCGTCGCCGACTTTTGGTTCGGTGTGTCGGAGAGCATTAAAAGGCACGAACACTTCCGCTTTTCGAGAGCTGGGCGCAGAACGTGCAACAAGGCGGTGGACTACGTTACATACCTCATACTCGGCTCTGTGCTCGGCTTGGCTATCTTCGAACCGCTGGGCTGGGCGAATCACGTCACAACGGCGGCTATCGGTTTGGGCTTCGGCTGCATTTGGGAGATTGACAGCATCGTAGGACACGTATGCGCATTGCACGGCATCAAGAATACATTCTCCATCAAGCGGTTTGCTATCTCGCTCATTAAGAGCAAGAATAAGAACATCGGCGAAGCGGTGGAGGATGCAGTGGATGAGGATTGTAAGAGATAGTTAGTTTAATGTAGGAGAGCGTTCTTTGACTTGTTGGAATACCGCAGATCGACCATTTGTACACTTGCTGCATATAGTGTAAATTGTTTTAAATCTAATATGATTAAATGCAATAATATATTAAATTATAGTAAAATAAACGACTATTAGCATTAAAAACTTGTACTTTTTATAAAAACTTATTACTTTTGTAATCGAAATAGGCAGGTAAATCCTAAATTAAGAGTGATAAGTGTCATAAGTGTATTGCAAATGCACCTCTTTTAGGGTCTGCCTTTTTTCGTATATATACCATAAGTAATATTTGAATGAATGTATATTTAGACGAAAGTGGAGATTTAGGATGGGTCTTAGATAAACCATATAGAAATGGTGGGTCCAGTCGTTTTATGACGATTGCATTTGTCGCATGTCCTGCCGAGAAAAAACATCTTTTACGAAGAATTGTTGTTGATGTCTACAGAAAGACAAAGACTGATCCAAAAACTGAATTAAAAGGAAGTTCTTTGTCAGTAAAAGACAAATGCTATTTTGCAGAAAAAGTAAGAAAACTTGTTAGCATGAATCCTGATATACACATAGGTGCTATAACTGTAAATAAAAGCAGAGTTCAACAACATATCAGAAAAGATGGTAATAAGTTATACAATTATATGATACGCTTATCTGTACTTGATTGTATCAAAAACGAATTGATTGTAAATCTGATAAGGGATAACAAGACGGTTAAAGTAAAATCGGGTAATAGTCTTATAGATTATTTACAAACGACACTATGGTTTGACATGAATTGCTCTACTCGAATCATAGATATGCCCTCAGACAGCAAGCAGGTTAAAAATTTAATATTCATTGATTGGATGAATAATTTAATTTGGGGCAAATACGAAGACAATAATGATAAACCATTCAATATCTTACGCAACGTTATAACATCACAGAAATTGTTTTTTTAACACACACTAAATATTAAAAAGAAAAGCGGTATTCCGACAAGCGGAGTACCGCTTTTCTTTTTAATAAGCAAATGGTTATGCAAAAAAGTCTTATCATGGTACCATGGCTATTGCACCATGGTACCTTTATTTTGTTATTTTATCTCGGGAATATTGCTTACAGCCTTACGCTTCATCTCGTCTGCGACCTTGGCGTATATCTGTGTCGTCTTGATGGACGTATGCCCAAGAATTTTAGACACCGTATATAAGTCTGCACCGTAATACAGCAAAAGTGTAGCGCAAGTATGGCGGCTCATGTGGAAAGTAACATGTTTCTCGATGCCGGCTTTCTTCGCCCATCTATCCAGAT